TCGGTCAATGTATTATCTATAAATATTTTATATTGCTCACCATTCTTTGCTGTAAAATCAATTCCAGCTTCACTTACTTTCTTCTGATACAATTCCTTAGCGCCGCCAACAGCCTTTTGCATAAACAGCTTGCCAAGTCTTTTGACAGCTCGGTATCCATGGAACTCTAACATTTTAATAGCTTGAGTTTTATTTTTCCCAAACGATTTTGAATTAAAAACAACTAAAGGTGATCCGTTATCAACAGCCAACTTCTCAGCTGTCTCAAGTAAGGCTGCAGTGTTTGAGGTAAGTTCTGGATCATAATTAAACTGGTTCACGTCAACGACTGCAGTTCCATCCATGCCTCTTGATAAGCGCATGTTCATAGATGATTTACCATCAAGTGATTTAAATGTTACTGATTCGTCCTCTTGAACTTCAGTTGTTAGAACTTCATTTGCGCCTTGATTATAGATGGTCGCGATATCAATGTTCGGCATATCAGCTTTTGAATTAAAGAAGTTAATCTTAACGCCGTACTCTTTATAGATATCTGCAGGCATTTGACCTGTCTTATACCCAAGCATCTCAAGCTGCTTACTAAATACAATCGCATTATTCTTAGCCTCTTTAGGTGACATGCCGCCATTTCGAAGCTGCTCTTCGACGCTCTTTAAAACTTCTTTGGCTGAGGATTCAACAGTCGCGATCTCTTCGTCTGACTTTCCCTCTTTGGCCTTATTGTATTCAGCCTCGACATCAGCCTTGTCTTGCTCGATCTGCTCTTTCATTTCATTTGGAGTCATGCCGTCAACTTTAAACTTAACGTCATTCTTAATGCCTTGATAGTATTCAGTGCCAGCGACTTTATCAGCCATGATAGATGTCTTAACTTCAATGACGCCGCTCTCTGATTCAGATGCTTTTGAGAACTCTTGGTTTATTCCCATCTCTAAAGCAAGCTGCTCTGGAGTCTTATTCATACTCTGAGCGTAGGATTTAAACCCATCCTGATTAATGTAAATACTTTCTATTGAGCCATCTTTAGTCATCTGCTCAACGAGCTCTTTGTATTTCTCTGGAGATCTCTTTTTTAAATTTGAATCAACAGCGTTATTCTCAAGCGCTTGATACATCTGTTGATCAGCCTTCATCTCTTTAACTTGAGACATCTTTCGAACTGCATCAGCAACAGCGACAGGTCCAGTGATGCCGCCTCCCATAACAGTACCGATAGAGGCTGAGGTTAAGAACTGTTTACCGATATCATCTAAAGCATTCTCATCAATGCCAGTGACAACTTTACCAGATTGCTGAGCGACTGTGGTTAAGCCCTCGCCAAGACCTTCAATCCCAGCGCCTATACCTAATGATCCAAGTCCGCTAATAATAATCTGCTTTGCTGTTTTCTCTCCGACAATCTTTTTAACAGAGTTTTCCATGAGCTTAAATGCTTTAACATTTGTCATGCTCTCAAAGACTGTTTCAGCTGTCCCTGATATTGTAGCTTGAGCAAGGGCTGCGTCTGCGTTCTTTCCTTTTTCCATGGCCTCAGCAAAATCACCTGATGCCGTTGTAACACCTGCTCCAGCAAATCCTACAGCGCCGTAACCAGTCGCATATGCCAATGCTAGACCGACAGTCATCGGAGCTTGAGATGCCGCTTGAACAAATAATATTCTGCCAGCCTCTGCGATGTTTCCATTCTGAGCTTCAGCGATAAAGTCTTTTGATAATGTGGGCGCTGATTCAGTTAGAGTCTTTGCGTAAGTATCAAGGGATCTGGTTAATGGATTATCTCGAAATACCTTTGTGGCCTCTGCGACCTTTGTCGGATTAAAACCAAAATCCTCTTCTCGTCCAGCAAAAAACACACTGTTCTTATCTGTCTGAGATTTTCCTGTTGGATCTTCGAATTCAAATCCAAGATCCTTCATTCTTTGAATTTCAGCCTGGCGACCGAACTCACTCAATGCCCCTGCAATATATGAAGGCGACTTCAATAAATTAGATCCAATGTCTCGAACAACTCCAGCCATTAATCCTTTGCCAAGATCAGACCATGTGGATGTTTCTTGAACCTTATCTTCAAGCTTAAAGTATTTATCAAGCTCGTCTTTGGTTAAAGCTAAGTTGTCTGGATCTGAAACGTATTCAACAGTCTTTGGTTTATCTAGTTTGTTGTCATCGAGCTTTTGTTTTAATAAGGCAGCCTCACGCCTTTTCATTAATGAGTCATAGTTTTGTTCGGCAAAATCAGATTTTACACCTAGAGCTTGAGCAAGGCTTGTGACCTTACCATGTTGGTCTGGATTTTTTTTTGCAGCTGATTCTGATGCAGAATAGATCTCCGATTTTTGCTGCTCTTTAATCGCATTCTCGTAAGGATTATCGTCTACTTCATCAGGTATGCCGTTTTGAATCGCCTCTAAAAAAGAATTATTTTCCACTTTGATTTCTCGTCAGTATGTAAGCTTTTAAAATGTTCGCCTCGTTTACAGGTTTTCCGGTAGCCTTAAGCCCCTGAACTACTCTCTCTCTGTCTTTGTCAGAAATATCATCCATCTCATAAAGAGGCTTATCCAATCCCCAAGGAACCACCATTTCGGAAACATATTGATTGGCAATATTCTGAACTTCATCGTCTGTTAAATTTCTGCCTTTTTCTTTTTTCGCACGAGCAATTGAGCTGTTAACCTTCAGCTCATACTTAGCTATTTTTTCTTTATTATCGCCAAGGCCAGCTGACTTATAAACTCTCTGCATTATTTGAAGATCACTAAATGCGCCGTCTAACTCTTTGCCGACAGAATCCTTACCTTCTCTAATGTTTTTCTGAAGAGCTAATAGCTTTTCAAAACGAGGACCAGACAAGTTTGGAAGGTCTTTGGTTAATTCATAAGCTGCAAATTTTTCTCTAGATTCTGGATCAGATGCCATTTTGTAAAGCTCAGAATATAAAACACCATCATCTCTTAATGGGTTTCTATTTATATGCGCCTCTAGTTTTGCTTTAGTTTCTGGTCTTAGCCCTGCAATCATATTTGCGTTCTTAGGAGCTACTGATCCAGTCTTGTCGAATTCAGTTGCAAGTCTTGTAACAATATCCATTTCTCTATCGTAGTCAGCTTGTCTTTGTTGACCATAAACTCTTGGAATTTTTGATTCAGCTAATTCTCGAAGTCTTGGGTTTTCAATTTTACTCGCCTCTTTCAAAGCAGCCTTTTCATCCAATCCTTTTTTCATTACATCATCAGTAAACCTTTGAACGAAACCAAGGCTTGAACTTTCTCTAACTACCTCTTCAACTTTTTCTCTACCATGGACAATGAGGTCTTTGTTTTCTTTGTAATATGTTTCGGCTGTCAAATCATCGCCGTTGGCTACCATCCTAGAAATAACTCCAGCATGAGTTTGAGATTCTGCCATCTGTATGTTGAGCTTCATCGTCTCTGCATCCCAGCCTTGATTCTCTCCAAACTTCTGAATTTCTTCTTTTTGCCGAATTATAGATTTCTTAACAGCTTTTGGATCTTGGTATGTATTTATCGCAGATTGCCTTTCAGACTGCATGTAGGATTTAAATGTATCGGCTTGATACTTCTCAATTTCATTGCCGACGTGCTTTTGAATTTGCCTATCGATCATTTGTTTTTTTTGTAAAGCTCTTTGTTCAAAAATAGCCTTTTGTCTTGGTCCAGACATACCAGATATAATCTCAGTTTGAATTTTTGAGAATGCTTCATTTGTCATTTTTGGAACTTCAAATGCGTCTTTTCCTCGCTTATAAAATGCGCCCTGATTTTTTCGAACACCAGTGCCGTCATCTTCTCCAGGATTATATAAAAATTGAGTTTCCCAATCATTAAGTTTTCTCTCAGCTTCCATGACTGCAATCTCATCAGCCCTATCCATTACACTTTCTGTAAGATTTTCTAAGGCTCCACCAACTTGAGCAAGACCTCTACCGCCCCCAAAACTTTCAATTCCTTGCTCTTCTCTTACTCTTATATTTGGCCCTAATACTTCTTGAGTTTGAGCAACGCCGTAACGTGGAACGCTTGGCATTTTATTCCTCCTTATACGCTCTATCGAAATATCCCTGTTTGTTTAATGTCCTTGCCGCAGAGATTCCTCCAGATAAAATAGACTGGCGACCTTGGCTCATGGCAGTTGTCATCCCAATTCTAGCGGCTCTCGATCTTTCTTCAGCCTCGGCCTGATATCCCATAGCAGTGAGAAACGCATTATTTCTAATTGTTTCAATTTCTTCAACACCCGCAGCAAATGCTTCCTCTTGAATCAAAGCTGCCGATCCTGTTCTTACATCAATTCCTTGCGCTGCAAATCCAGCTCTCTGAGATCCAACAATTTGATTGATTTTTTTCTGGGCTCTAATCGCATCAATCCCGCCTTGCCTTAAAATTTTTTGAGCTTGAAGCTCGGCATTTCGCTGATTAATTCTAGACATTTCATTTTGATAGTTAGCTTGAGCCTCCATTGAGGTCGCCTGTGCGATACCTTGACCTAATTGCAAACCAGCCATTGCCGCAGCAAATTGCCAAGCCATTTAAGAACCTCCAGGAAATGGAATATAACCAGTGGGCGCAATACTTAAAATTGAACATGGAACAGGATCGGTCTGACGAATAAAAACCCGTCCATTGTTGTTCCAAGTCGCCTCTGTAATAATATCAATCGGATCTGTCTCAAGATCAACAGGACTGTCATAAGGCTCATCTTCTCTTATTTTTAACTCTGTAAGCCCATCAAGAAATGAAACAGATTCATTTGGTGGCCTCGTGCCAGCCCAAAGTCCACGAGTGTTTTCAACAAACATTGACACTTTCGAAATAAGTTTGTTTCGATCAATCATTGTTGATGAACCAGGCATATCAATGTTTAACGTCTCAATGTCTGATGTAATCGGAATCCCTACATAAATGACAGCATAATTTTCTGTTAATGTTATTTGTCCATTTGTAACAGTAACTTGAACATAGGCGGGGTTATTTGGATTTGCCACTACAAGACCATCGGAATAAACAGAAACAGATTGACCTTCAAGATGCCAAAGTCCGCTCAAAACATCCACGGCTCTCGCCCATTCATTTACGGCAACAGATCTTAAAGTGGTTGGAACAGTTCTATTTGGCCGTCCAGTTACAACGGTGCCAGACGTATAGGAATCAATTGTAAATCTAATTACTGAACCGTCAGTATCTATAAGTTGAATTTCATTTCCTACATCAGCCGTCGTAAAATAAGACGTGCTAGACGTTAAAGTCAAAGTATCCGTATAAAGCCAGCCAGACCCAGAAAGAGTCATTGTATGTGATCCGTTTGTATTTCTACCGTCATAAGATAAATGAGAATCAAGGATCGCAATGTCTCTGACATCTGAAATTTTTCTTGTGACAAATTTTTCAATATATCTTCTTGTTTCTCCATTAACCACTCTTCGTATTGATAAATATAAAGTATCTTCTGAACCCTCAGGAATAGAACAAACACTCTCAACTACTCCATTTTCAAAATCATGCTGATGCCATGCAAGCATTTGCTGCTCTCTAATGTATGTCATGCCAAGCATCGTGCCGTCATCTCGAACCATCCAAAGTATTGAGTGAGGTATTTGCTGATAAGCCCAATCTAAAAGAGTGTAGTCATCAACCAAATGAGAACTATAAATTGAAAGTTCATCGCCAGTATAGTCATTAGATTCAAATTTAAAATTGATGTCCCTAACATTATTGCCACGAGCTTGAACATATACCGCGCTATTTCCAATAACAATCGGAGATAAACGAGCATTAGATCCATTGTAAGATGACTGTCTGGTATTGATAGCAGACGGCGTAAGCGTCCCACCATTATCACCATTTGCAACAAACTCGCCCGATTCTGTAAACATAAGAAGAACGCCAAGATCAACCAAGTGATGGACCTCATTAACCTGACGCCCAGATAAATTAAAAATAATAGCGTCATCATCTTGTATCGGATTAGAAGTTGAGAAGTCATAAAATGACGCTGTTTTTGATGCATAGACTTTTTCTATATCGTTATTTGTATTGGCTAAAACAAGCCTTTGTTGATAATAAGTAATGGCCGAAGGATAATCCCCAGATGCATTAAAATCCTCTGTTATCCTTGGAGGAGTGTCAGCCGTGTTTATATCATAACCAATATCAACAAATGAAGTAACGCCGGATGCAATACCAATAAAACCGAAAACTCCGTTTGTTTCTCTGTATATATTAAAATCTAATTGAGAAGCCGTAAATCCATAAAGCGAAGTCAAAGACCATGAAACTGTAATTGAGTTTGTCGAGCTAAGAGTGGCATTTCCATTTGTAACTGTCGCAAGATAAGCACCACTAGGAGGGACTGTTTTCAAAGTCGTCTCTTGTCCTGTTAGAGGATTAAATGCTGTTACTGTATATTTATAAGTCCTTGCGCCAGTCGTTCCATTTTGAACTGCAGTAATTGATGTAGGATAATCAATCTGAGCTTCAAATGTTATTGCAGCCAATGTCCAGCTTGCATCGCCAGTTCTGGACAAATTCTGAGGTGCATGTCCAGGGTGAACGATTGTCAGGACATCAGCAGATTGAACAAACTTTAATTCTGATAAATCATTTTCAGAATACGGAGTTGTTATTTCATAAATCTCTTCAATTGTTCCGCCTGAAGTATACGCTCCAAATGAAGTTGAATTCACATTTGTATTATTCATGTAGTGAATGTGAAATGTATTTGCAGTTGTATTCACATTCTTAACTATAAACTGTCTATTGTTTAAATAATTTCCCATCGGTCCAGATATGCCAGACAATAAAATATGATCATCATTTGCATAATTGTCCGCGCCTGAATAAGTAATTACAGCCGGATTCGCATTTGTAATTCCTGTTATTGATTGACCATCTCTTTTTATATATTCGCCATTCTTAATTACGCGCATATAAAATCGGCCAAATTCTAGGCAATATGTTTGATTAACATTAAAAACAAAAGGGATTAATCTTACAGTTCTGTTTTGGTTTTTTGCCTCACCAACAAACTGAGTTCCCGGTCTGTTTGATACTCCGCCATGTCTCATGACATAAAAATTACGACAAGTCCTTAATGCATTTTGATATTTTGCAACATCAGTTCGAGCATAAAGAGAAGGGCTCAACTCACCAGATGAGAAACTTTTTTGCATAATGGCCGTCATGATTAGTCCTCGTCTTCAGTTTCGCTTTCTCCATAAAGCGCCTCACTTGGATCTTTAAGTTTTTTATCTGAATCTGATTCAAGTTCCATTTCAATGATTTGAATTTCCATGGTCTTTGCACCTTCATCTAATCGCTGGCCAACAACCATGACAGTCGCTTCCATGCTCATCTTAGATCCAATCGAAGGGAGCTCTTTAAGTCCCAGCATATCTAACTCGCTTTGGCTTAAATACAAACGAAGACAATAAGGATACTTTGGCTCACTCGGTTTTTCAGCAAGACCTTTGTTTGAGTAGCCAACATTTGCGACAACCTCGTCACTCATCGCCATCATTTTATTTAATGCCATGCTTTTCATTTTAATCCCTTGCTGCAATTGATTCAGTGTCTTGTCTAGTTGAGGAGTTGTCCTCATTGAATTTATTTGCGCTGGCTTTGCTTATTTCTATTTCATATTTTTGCATTGCCTTGTCACTAAGATTAAACGGATCACCCGCCGTAAGTCTTGGCCCTATATAGTGTGCAAGCCTATAACTAAGAGCAATAACAAAATCACTTGGAAATAAATCAGCCGATTCTTCGTTTTTCGTGTATTCAATTTGTGCATCCTGTTGATCCGTATAAATCAAAAGACCTTGGTCATCTTGAACTATTTTGTAAACAACTTTTGTTGCCTCAGTGTCATCTCTAAATCCTGACAAAATCCTTCTCACAAAAAGGCAATCAACAGGATATCTGTATGAGTAAGCCCATTCAGTTGTTGGATCTTCTTCGACTAAACCTAGATTTACAAACCTAGTTGAAAATGGCCATGGATAATCATTGAGAACAGCTTTTCTCGCCTCATCATAAAACCTACGACAAGCCGCTGCTTCTTTCGATTGCTCAGTTGTTACATTAGCAATTTCTTTTGAAATACCTAAATGCGATATTGCAATGTTGCAAATATCTGTCTTTGAAGCCATTAGAACCTACCAATAGCTAGAACAGAAACACCTGCAGCTGTTGTTATTTTCCAACCTGGAGAAGTCGCATTTCTGCAAACGGCTCCAATTATTACAGAGTATGTTCCAATTGGAGTATTGTTAGGAACAATCGTTATTGCAGTGCCGTTTCCATCTTTTATTTGAACTTGAGCGGTGGCCGCAGTTGTAACATTCACGACAAGTCTTTCAAGAATTTGACCTACGGCGGGAGCAGATGAAACAGCAGCGTCGGTCTGAGATGCGGCAACGGCGGTGTATGTTGTATTAAAATCATAACGTGGCCCCATAATTATCTCCCAAGAAAAAAGGGGAGCGAACTCCCCTTAGTTTTTAGATCACTTCGTCGCTAGACGATTTTGGTAACTCGATCTTTTCTTTTGATTTCTGAGCAGCTTTTTTTTCGTCAACAGGCACACACCACAATGGAGCAATCTGTACGCCGTTGCTATCGTATTTAAAAAACTTCTCATCGATATCAAAGATCTGTCCTTCTCGAACTCTTCTGTGATCGATATAACCTAACTTAGTAGCCTTAGCTTTAATCTTAGCCATCTAACGATCTCCTTAAGAAACAACAAATCCATCTGGATAAACGTAATCATTTTGAACCATACTCATTGGCATCAAATGAGTAGTTACCGTGATGGTAGGAGTAGTTCCACCCATTGTATAGTTAACACGAATGTAACGCTCTGTCGCAACACCTGGAGGTATTGGCAAAACATATTTCGCGCCAGCTGCAAAAGATGAAAACGTAGGGCTCACTACAACAGATGTTGCAGATGAAAAGCCAGCATTGTCATCAGATTGCAAAGTCGCAATCATAGTTGGCGTAGTTCCAGCCATTGCAACGTCACATCCAATAACAACACACATTGGCTCGCCTACTCCAAGACGGCGTTCTTGTCCAAGATCAATAAGATCTGTGGAAGCTGCAGTCACAGTCAATGCTTGTGCATTTGAAAATAAATTCTCTCTATCAACGAACATAATAAACTCCTTTTTAAAATTGAAAAAGGGGAGCAAAATGCCCCCCGATTAAATTAGACCAAAGCTTCTGTTTCAATAATTGCATCACACGTTCGAACTGGAATTCCTCGAAATGAAGGGATGAGCTTGCCATCAACATCATTGTAAACCAAAGATCCACCTGATTGAACATCGTCACGTCGCTGAATATCGAGCATTTGCTTAACAGTACGATTCATGTAGAACGCGCACTTGCCCATGCCCATAGTCGGGATTCTGTGGTAAGCACGGATCATTAATTCCGTAAGGTCAGCCGCACTTGATTTGGAAACCAAGTTAGACACGTCGATAGAACCAATTCGAACTGCATATCTCCAGTCACGAACTGCAACGCCGCACTTCCATTGCCATTGATCTTGGTATGCTCTCATGCGTTGACCAGCAACACCTGCAGTCGTCTCAACAGTAACTTCGCCATGATCTTCATGAATCAAGCCAGCCTTAGATCCTTTAGGGAAAATACCGTGAACAGTATTAGCACCCCAACAGATCAGCCAGATTGAAGTATTGTCAGATCCTGAACCGCCAGCATCCAAAACATTTTGTCCGTTTACAGCTGCAGGATCAGAGTATCGAACTGACAAGCCTGTGAACTCTTCAGCCGCAAGACCAGAGTTTCCATAAAACAATGTTTGAGCCATTTCCTGATTCATTGCTTCAATGAATGCTTGTGCTTCAGACAAACGAAACGCTGGAGTGTTTCCGTTCAACAAAGCCAAGTCTTTATCAACTTCAGACCATGCTTCAAGCATTCCACACTGCTCATCGATCTGCGCAGTTGTCGATTTTGAAGGCTGAACACCGTTGTTAAGCAAGCGCCATGCAACAGTTGGAAGTCCAGTTCGAACAGTCGTTCTGTGACCAGTTGGCAAATTGCCTTCCACCCACAACATGTCTTGCAAGATTTCATTTGTTTGTGCCAACAGTTCCACGATAGATGGAACCTTTCCTTGAGGATCAAGACGCTTTGCCCAGTCAGCAAGCGTTAGTGCATTTGCTCCAATTGTAGCCATTTAAAACTCCTTTTTAATTAATTTTGTTTACTTCCATAAAAAATATCTTCAATAGATTTTTGACCGCCAGTGTTTACATTCCCACCGATGATCTTGGCCTCTCTCATTGCTTGTCCAATTCTCGCGAATACTCGGACAAGTTCTGGGTGATTGCCGTATCCTGAAGAGTCGAGAGCAGATACAAACTGTGGAGTGCTGAACTTCTCAAGCGTTCGCTTTGCTAGCTCTGCGTTCTCAGCAAATTTCTCGCCACCTATTTCTGGATCAGCGATTGTTTGTTGTTTCCACTGTTCTTTAACCTGTTCCCATTTTTGAATCTGTGAATCGTAATAACTCTTTCTTGCAGTCTCTTCTCTTTGAAGTAACTCTTGCGCTTGATCTTGAGAGAGTTTCTTTTCCTTCGCGTAGGCTTCGAAACTTTCAAGGTAAGCAGAATCTATCAAAGACTCCTCTTGCAGCTTAAGCTCGTACTTTTCTGGTACGACTGGCTCAGCTGGTTTTGGTGCATCCTGCGTAGTTTGAGTTTGTTGATTCGCTGTTGCTGCATCAGTATTGGCACTTGCCTCGACTTTTGCTGCATCATTTGCTTGAACCGCATTCGGTGTTTCTGTAGCGGCTGTTTGCACAGTTTCTGTAGACATTGCTTATTCCCCCTTATTGCTTTTAATCATTTTTAAATAGCTGTCAGGATCAACTCGCATGATGTCTGACATTAACTTTAATCCTATATTGCGCTGTCCCTCAAGGAAAAAAGTTTCACTAGACCCTGTAAAGCTTGATTTAAATACTCCGCACTTCTCTAGCATGTTCCAAATAAATCTTCGACCTTGGTCTGATGCGAGTAAAAACTTAAGATCATTATCCTCGGTATCTTGTTTGAATTTGTTTTTCTCTCTATCGATCTTGATCTGATTCTCATCAGCTGCGTTCTTAACTTTACTCATAATCGTCTAGGCCTTCGTCTAAATAATATTGGATATGGAAAACTATCTGTATCAATAGGAGGTACTGTCCCAGTAACTGGAGGCCAATAAGTAGATTTAAAATATACTGGCGCAAAAAAACCTTTTGGAAACATTAAGACTCGCTTACGTCATAAGTTATAGATGTACGATTTCCGTTTGAATCCACGGTAGCAACAATTCTATCTTTGTCATCAACAATATTTCTAAACGTAATGGTTGTTGTCTCTGCGCCGCTGACTTTGCCAGCAACAGATGAAAGAACTAGACGAAGGGCTTCGCGCAAAGAGTAACCTGTTTCGATATCTTGATTGTCTAAGAGCTCTGCAGTTAATCCCTCAGGACTTAATGGCGTTGCGCCTCCAGCTTCGGCAATCATAAATGCAAGTGCTGTATTAATAGCATTAGAAGATAACAGCATTGTAGTAGTAGCTTGGACAGGAATAATCCCACCAAGAATTGCACTGCTAGAAATTACAATAAACCCACTTGCATCTGCTGATACACCAGCAGACAAATTTGCATTTGAAACTGCTATTGCAAAAGATGCAGATCCTATAAGAGCAATAATTTGATCAGCCTGAGCGTTTGTTAAAGTTAAAACTAAAAACGCAGAGGCCGTCATGTTTAAACCCATTTTTGCGTCGGCATTTGATTTAACAAGACTTAATATCGCTGGATTATAGGACGACATTGCGCCACCAACATTAGGAAGAACCCAGCTGACAGGTGCTAAATATCCATATGGCGTGCCAGATATTTGTCCATATTTAGAAAGTCTATTTTTTAAACTTGCTGGAGGGGAGTAATTGAACGCAGTCATAGACGTTGCAGTACCTGCAAATGTCCTAATCGATGTTCTATTTAATAGAGTGTAGTTCCCTATTAAAGCCAAAGCTTACCCCCAAGCCGATTCAATGTGACCAATAAATGTAGTGCTCGCTGCAGTCGTGCTACCTGCCACATAAATTAAACCAAGAACAGCTCCGTCTACAATTTGCTCAAGACTTGGCATCATGTTAACAAAATCTCGCTCATAGTAAATGTTGGCAGCTGGCAAAGGAAGCATAGCTAGCTCTTTGTACAGGTACATATGATAATAAGTACCGGCAGTACCAGTCGCTGCAGATAATTGAATCGACTGAATCGACCTAATACCTGCATCATTATTTGCTAATGGAAGTGGGAAATAATTTGAAGCTGCCACACCCGAATGAGTGATATGCCCTTGAATTGCCGATGAAGTACAAGCAACGGTGACTGGCATTTGACGAGATCCAGTGCCGCCTGAATTCGTGTAAGTCATCGCAACGTTGTGTGCTACTGCCCCGACAGTTGTTGGCGCTGCATTTGATATCACATAACCAGTTCCACCTGAGGCCATAAAGGCCCGAACACCTGCTCCGGTTGTGTATCTGGTAAGTGTATTTGTATTACTGCAAGTTTGAGCAAGCGCAGAGTTGGCATCGATATAAGGATATGATCCAAGTAAATCAACTAAATAAAATTGACCTATACCTGTCGCTGCAGTTGTCATAAGACCCATGTTTAAAAGTGATTTTAAATCAGTAGAAACTGAGCCACCGTGAAACAATGCTGGCGAATTTGCCGTAGTAAACGGCTGAAACATTGGCGTAATAGTGCCAGAAGATGATCCCCATTCAACGACAGAAATGTTCGATACTGAAAACACACCTGTACTAACAGATGCTTGCAACACAAAGCCAGCTGTTGATGATGCTGTTATTACCTCAACAAAAGTCCCTATTGCCGCTCGGACAGTTCCCGTAGCACCGCCAAGTGTGAAATTAACATTCGAAGATGTCCATGCAGAAATCGTATATTGAACACGATAAAAACGACCTGCAACAATACCTATATTTAAAGAATCAGCCGTTAGAGTTGTCGCGGTACCAGATGTCTTAGCAAAAGTATTAGCTGTTGCTGCCCATCCTGTACCATTTGGAGTCCAGTTAAATAAACTAACTGGAGCAAATGAATTTATAAGATGCTCACCTGGTCCCATTCGATCAGGAGATCCAGGCAATATAGATAAATCATAAGCACGGCCTGCAGTATATGCAGTTGTGATACCAGTAACTTTGTTTATCTGCGATCTAAACTTTTTACCATTCGTTGTAATCTCATTTATTAAATCATCTGTACCTGAAAAACCTGGCATATTAACCCCACGTTGTTTGAATGTTACCGTAAATTGGAGCCGATGCGATTGAAGCATTCGGCAATACTAAGAAAGAAAGATAAGCACCGTCTGGAATAATTGGCATATTTAAACCAGTATCAATTAAGAAATCTTTTTCTGCTGGTACATTGGCTTCTCTAATCGAAAGATTTCCTAAATCTTTACACAATACAAGAGCGAAGATCCCACCATTTGCACTTAGAAACGTAAACGATTGAACTGATCTTATTCCAGTATCGCCGTCTGCTAATGGAATAAACCAAGCGTTAGACATTGCTCCCGATGAAGCGCCACTAGATATTATTGTTCCTGCAGTTGTTGCAAGATTACTTCGGCATAACTTGCTCGTGCGGCCTGAAACCCCAGCTTGATTTGTGTATGTAATAAAAAACTCAGCGCCGCCAATGTATGTTCCTTGAGCTACGACATACGCATTAACGCCTACCCCAGTAGTTTCTCTGGTTAGAGAATTTGTATTATCAAAGACCTGCTCATCTGTAGAATCTCCATCAATAAATGGATAATACAAAAGTGAGTCTATAAATAATAAATTAACTGGAGCAACAGAACACATCGCAGTCACTCTCTTTAAATGCTTTTGGTCAGAAGAGACATTTGATCCATGCTGAATTCCCTCCCTAGCAAGTAAGTATTCAGCCTTGAGAGGAGTTGATGCGTAGAAGTTAGTTACTGGATGTCCCGACATATTTGAACCATCAAACCAAACTCCAGCTGTTGTGACTACAGTCGTTGTCTTACGAAAGGTCGAAGAGTGAGTCTGGCCACCTATCACAACTTTATTGCTGTAATCACTCAAGCTTATAAAACTCATTTTTTAATCTTCTTCATCTTTAATAAAAAGTTTTTTTAAATACTCAAACTTCGCAGTCTGAGCTTCGTCTAATGGAGTGCCCTCTTCAAGCTGAGCCAAGTACATCTTAAAAAGCTGTAAAGGTTTTGATTTCATTAGAGCCAGTTCTTCAGCCTGAGTCATCTATTAATCCAGAGTGAATGACAATGCATTCGCTGCGAACTGAGGCTGAACTCCAGTTGATACAGTGATCGATGAATTTAAAGCTGCTCGAACAATAATATTCCCAGCGCCTGATGCGGTATCAACAATTGAAGCATGAGTAATTATATTCGATCCAGATGTACAAGCTGCAAATTGCTCTAAGTTAGCGTTAGATACTGTGTTTCCAGATACCGTAAAGTCAGTCGCACGAGTTAAAACAACACGCGCATAACCTCCGTATGTCGCCTCAGATGTTACAGCTGTGCCTGCTTCACCTGGATCTGCTGTGTGAAGTGCAAGCCACAAGTTTGTGTTTCCATTCCAGCTTAATGCAGTGCCGACGAACACCTGATTTAAGACTGCTGTCTCTGCTGTATTACTAAATGACATATGCTTATCTCCTAACTAAAGTGATTATATTTATGCTAGTGCCAGATCCACCGCTAACACTTGGCCGAATGTATCTAGTTATTTCCATTACCTGTTCAATTTTTGCTGATGTCAACGCGATGTTATTACCTTGAGGATCTGTTAACAAAGACCAGTTAGTCCCATTATTTGATCCCTCAATATTAACAGTCGCACCGCCGAACGTGCCTGTAACTTGAATCGACCTATCAGCCCATCCTGTCATCTCTAATGGACGGCCAGTGTCGCCTGTCGTAAGTCCAGTCCATGTAATAATGCTTGCCCTGTCTCGCCATGTGTTCAGAGTTTCCACAGAGTAATCCACAACAGCCATTAGATACCTGCATTCGCAAGGCCTAGCATTGCTCCGAGCGCCTTATCTTCTGAGAGATCTGTCTGACTTAAATCCTTGGCCGTCTTTGCAGCTTGCATTTCCATTTGAGCTTGCTGCGCCATTTGTTGCTGTCTTGCTCTTTGAGATCTAATTTCAGCAACCTCTTCGTCTGTTCTAACAATAGAAGGAGGAAGCGAAATAGTATCCGCATAAACGTCAAGAATTTGATCTGTTTTAATCTTATCCAAAACCGAAGGATCAACCCCAGCGACTTGACCCGCAAAGCCTGTAAATCTCTCAATAGCAGAAACTCCCAAAAGCTTTTGAGCTTGAGCCATAATAGAAATGTACTCGACTTTTAAATCAATACCCTGAAGCTCTTGAGGCGGCGGCGGGATTAAACCTTGTTTTACATGAATATCAAAAACAATATCTGTCATGGGATCTAATAGATCTTGATTCAATTGCTCTAATACTGGTCCAAGAGCTAAGAGTTTCTCTTCATGCCGCTCTTCAATCTCTCTTGCTGTGATTTGCCTTCTATCTGTATTTGCAAGCATTAAAAACAAGTCCTCATAGAACGCTCGTTGAATTCGACTTCGAACTTGATTTTGCTTCATTTCCATTTCTTGAATTCTAAAGTTGATTTCATGAGATGGCCGAAACCCTTGCTGTCCAGATACCGTGTCAACATAAGTAATATCGCCCGGCAATATACTTGCTGCTGAGTTTTTTAAAGATGTTGGCCCTGTCATAGGAGGCCGGACCATTTTATCAACAGCCTCCATAACTCGCTTCTCGCCATGCTGAAGCTGCTTCACGTCCCCTAAAGCTTCCATGCCAGGACAAGACGTTCCATATACATCCTCACCAGTTGTCTCCCATCTCGGACATAGGATTGGAAAATAATCGAAGCCCCCCTCTTCAAGCAATCGATCTTCGTATGTGGAATCCATTCCGGAATTTGTTCCGGTCTCGTAATAATATGAAATAAACTTTTTGAATTTAGGAAAAGGATTGTTTCTTTTATAGTCTTTATTCGGCATGATAACATGAGTCACGTCTATCCAAGACTGATACATCCCTTGATCATATAAATTTCTTACATGAACTGAAAATTTAGACCAGTCTGGCTTGCCTGTTTTTTCATCAACCTTGCCGAACTGCTCAATAAGCTGAGCCACTGTCATTCTAAATTCTCTGTAAAAAGTATTTACCCTGCCGTTTTGACCTTTCGCAATCATGTAAGATCCAACAGGAAACGATTTAAAATGAATCACTTCCCCAGTAAAATCCTCTTCAATAGAAACAGGAGCAGTACCAAAAACACCAAGGTCTCCATACATAACAGGTAATATATTATAAAGATTCGATTTTAAATAAGACGTGGCCATAATTCTTTGAACGTCATCGAGCCATTTTTTAACTGCTCCGAACTCTGCAAGGTCTGGGTCTGGCGTAGTCAAACGAAACCAAGGCCGAGCAGGTGAAGTTATACCTGCCATCATTCCAGATCTTAAAGTTCTAGCTGCAAGTGTTGCAGTTGAATCAATAATCTTTTGATTTTTTTTCTCGCCCCTATTTGCTTCCGTAATGCTAAACCTAGATCGGCGGGGAAGTATATAATCAGAAATATCTCTCCAATGAGAAATAAATGAAGATCTTTCAGAGTCTAATTGATTTTTAAGAATGTCTAAATGATGACGTTTTGATTTATACATTTAACTACCTAATAAAGTTTTGCCAGATTGAGGAGCAGCTGAATCGACAGGAGTTCCAAGCGGAGAGGTCAGGATTGTCGAAGATCGACCTTTCCCTGACATCATTCGCTGTCTGTTTTTTGCCGTAGCAAATTTAGATTGCTCTTGAGATTTAGCCTCTTGCTCGGCCATTTGCTTTTCTCTTTTTTCTTGAGCAATCCCTGCCTTTCTTGACTCTTCTTTCATGGCTTCCTTTTGTTTTGTTCCGGTAAATACTTCACCAACATCGCCAAGACTTTGATTTACAAAATTCTCTAGTGAATCAAAATATCCGCCGCCGCCACTGCCGCCCATATTAAACCTTCTTTCCTAGCAATAAATCGACGGGCTTATATCCCATCTTTTCTAAGAGTTTTGAATATCCATTGTCATAATCAACAGGAGCCCCACATAAAAAGTATTTAGCGCCATAGTCTTTCAGAACATTTTCAGCATACTTTATGAGCTTTGGAGCTATTCCTCTTTTTGTTTTTCTATATTCTGGCTTTATATAAATCACATCTTGATAAGCCTGTTTTGCATTTACATGAGGATGGCGATTCAGGAAAAATGTGGTGTAGCCGACTAGCTCTTTATTAATTCTCGCAGTAAACGCGAACCAGCACTTACCTATTTCAAGTGCGTCCATAAGATCAGTATTAAGATCAAGGTCGAGATTATTATGCCATGAAGTCTCTTTGAAGTTCTCGTATATTAACGGCATAACTTCATAACGAACATCGCTGAATTTCTCTTGCTTGATTTCTATTTCCACTTTTCAAAGCGTCATTTAATTTTATTTAAGAATCAACCTCTTTATCGTAATCCATTGGATTATATTCGGACTTTAGTCGAATAGGTTTTTTCATAAGCATTTGATCAAAAGATCCTGCAGCCTCATCCAAAGCAAATGTGAGGCACAGAGCGTCGGCAAGATCCGGCGAATAACCAAGCCGCTCTTTGATAAGGTCCTTTGATTCAAGCTGAAACTTCCCATTCTGAAATGTGTACTGAGGGGCAGTGAGTTCACGAGCAAGCTCTGGCATATTAGGAAGTGCGCCTCCTCGCTTGATCCATTCAGCCATCTTAAACCACATCTCGCTGCGTTTGTTAAAGTATGCTGGATCTGTAGCCTTACCAGAGAAGTGAATCTCTAATGGCGAACCTCCGGCTTGAATTAATTGATCAACAACCCCGGACCCATAACCTCCAGTGCCGTCAATGAATTCAATTTCAGACTCCCATTTAATTTTAGCTTGCATGACTCTGGCTGCTATTTCTTGAGTCCTTGCACCTTGCATGATGGCTGGCTTGAATGCCCTTAATCCTTGGCGCGGGAATATAACAGTGCGATCACTCCCGAATCTTGATACGTCCACACCGATTCTCTTCTGAGACCACATGAAATCCTTTTCATGGTACTCGCGCTGCATGGCTATTGAGACCTCATGCGGACCAAGCAATGAGTTAATAGATGAAGGTGGAAACCTACCTAAGACGTTTACGATATACCATGGAGAGTCTGCGCCGTACTTATCACGCTGCTCTTTAGCCCACTGAAGAGACACCCTCGTTGAGCGTTTAGGATTATCAGGATCAGATGTGATCTCAGTCACATGCCATAAGTGCCGCTCGTTTGTTGCAGCCCTATATAATGGACCTTCAAGATGCGTAGGATTTCCAGCCATGATGATCTTGGTCTCTATACCAGATGCAAGACCTGCCTCAGCTGCAGCCATTACGCCGTCCGGTATGCCCCCGACTTCATCCAAGACAAAGAGAACAAAGTCAGCATGAATACCTGCAAGGCTGTCCGCCTGTGAGTTTGAATCGCCGGACCTAGACCATGTACGAGCCGACATATACCAAGTCTCTGGATGATCCTTAGAGAATATCCGAGTCTTAGTCCATTCGAACTGAGCCTTAAGCAGTGGAGATTTGTTCAGCCAGTTGGCCATCTCAGTCCATAGACCATCGGCTAAGTTGTCATAGGATATCGAGGTCGCAACAATCTTGGGATGAGGTCGAGTGAGTAAGAAGTTCCACGCGCACCATGATAATAGGGCTGTCTTGCCTGTCCCTTTTGAGGACTGCATGGCAAGGCGCTGATTCTTTGGGAACGCAGCAAGCACATCACACTGCCAAGGATCTGGCTCAACGCCAAAAACCTCACGCACAAATGAGATTGGATCTTGTCTCCATTTAGTTAATACCGCTGTTGAGTTCATTACTTAGATTTTTTTTTGGTCTTTCCTGCTTTTGATAAAGCTATGGCTATGGCTTGTTTTTGAGGCACACCCTCTTTAATTTGTTTTCTTATATTAGATGAAACTGTTTTCTTTGATGTTCCTTTTTTTAAAGGCATAAGACTTCCTTGTTTTTGGTTACTCTTTAGTTTTTTGCGTATCCATAATAAGATCGTCAAGAGTTACCTTACCAGTATGCTCGACCTGCTCAGTCAAGAGCTTCAGGTTCTTGGCCTGCATCTCAATGGCCTTAACTTTATCGATGAACTTAATCTTTTTCATGAAGCCAGTTTGAATGCGCTCTTGGCCTTTGCCTTCGAACATGTCGGCGACATCGACTCCGACAACAGCTTTAGCTATTTCATCGGGCCATTCTTTTGGCGGCAGCACTGAGCCATCATCGGCCAGGATCTTTCTGATATCGAAGAACGAGAGCTCTCTGATCTCTTTCAAGATTCTTTCACGCGCCCATTCTTTGCGGTCCTCAAGAGCTTTATTATAAAGGTCAAGCTTTAACGCATCTTGCTCTATCCATTTCTTAATGGTCGTGTATCGAATGCGATGCAGAGCAGCAACATCAATTAATGATCCGCCTTCAGCAACAAATATACAAATTTTGTTTATCATATCTGGATCTGAAAAGAAGTCGTACTCGCGCTCGATTTGATTCATCCAAAAATTGTATCAAGGTGAGTCAAAAATTCAAGGTTCAAAAAAACGGTCACGGATGGTCACACTAGTCACACATAAAATCCATATAGGAATAAAATACGAGAATGCATGTGCAGTAACCGGCTTTATGGCGTGAGCACCGTGTTAGCGTGGGGCGTTATACAGCACTAGTAAATAAATTCTTAAATCTTATAATTTATGTGTGACTATCTGTGACTCCGTGACCATACTATAAAATCAACTACTTAACGCACCGTAGTTATCCGTGACCTATGTGTGACCTATGTGTGACCTTTTAAAATTTGGTCACGGATCGGTCACGGATCGGTCACACATACAGTTTTTTCAGAAACATGCCGATAAATTAAGCATGAGACTAATTAACACACTGTGGTATTCGTACATAATCCAGGCCGCTGACAAGAGTAAGCGTGGACCAATTTGGGAAATAACATCACTCAAAAATGAATCTGATGAAGATAAACAAATTATATTGAGTCGATTAAATAGCTTGGCAAAGTCAGAATTCTATATTAATTCTGAAGGTTGGCTTTATTCTAAGAATTATCTGTTTCATCAGAAATCTGAGTCCACACCCTAATAACTTTCTTGTCTGTATTTTTAATAAACCTCTGCTCATATCCCAAAGCCTTAAGAGATTTCGATATAGATTTCTGAGCCCTAATATCAAGCCTTGATGGATCACCTTGAAGGCCATCTATCCATACATCAGTTGTTGAGAATCTTTCTTTGCGGCCCTCCCATGGCTTCATAGGATTGCCAGTCTCAAGCCATTTAATTATTAACTCCTCGTATGGATCTTGCTCGCGTCTAGCCTCTTGCTCTTCTTTCGCCTGATCAGGCACCTCATGCCATGTGCATCCTTGTTCATACAGCCATAGAGCCTCAGCAAATAACTGATCACGGTTATCCTTTATGTATTCAATGTCACAGACTTTAACTCTGATCGGCCAAAACCTTCGACCTCCAGTTTCATCTTGCAAGTATTTATCTTTATTTGTGGTGCCGACAAAGACGCACGTCCTTGGAATATCCACAACTGATCTGCCATATGATGGCCTGTAGGTATCAACCGAACAGCTTAGTTTTTTCTTAATTAAGGTCGAGTCTGATTTCCTGAACTGATCAAGCTCACCGAACTCGACTATCATTCTACCGACAAGACCTTGCTCGAAGTCCTTTGAATCAAGGGATGAGTTAGCCTCAGCGAACCAGTCACCTGCTAGGATCTTTAATGATGTGGATTTAAACGTCCCTTGGCCGCCCTCAAGTATGACCATCGTATCAACCTTGCAACCTGGATTCATGACCCTTGCAACAATAGAGATAAAGAAGTTTCTTGATACAGCTCTTGCATAATCTGAATCCTCAGCGCCCATCGCCTCTTGAAAGAACATCTGAACCCTTGGCGTTTGATCCCATCTGTGAGAGGTGATGTATTCCTTCACTTCGTTTCTTGGATTCTGATAGGCAGCTATTTGTATTGCATCCCAGACGGTATCCTTTTTTAAGGTCGTGAGCTCATAGAACCCTTGAAGTCTTGCCGTGATCTGAAGCCATGAGATGTCATTAAGAGGACGGCGCTCGCCATTCCAGTCCATAAAAACTCTGTGATGAAAGGTATCAAACCAGATGTGAGATTTGAACTCATCCATGTAACATAATATTTTTGCGATATTATCTGAAGAGATGGCGACCTTTCCGGTTTTCTCATTCATCTTAAGGCCTGCTTCGATGTACATTAAAGTCAGATTTCTTGAGACCTTAACCTCAGTCTCAGATGCCTGCTCGTTTGGATTGCTTGGTTTTGCAGGCTCAGGATCTAGGACCTCAACGTTTGAATAGGTCTGAGGTTTTGTAATAGTTCGAACTAAAGGCTTAGCCCATGAGATAAGGCCCGCATGATCCATACCCTCTGATAAGGCATCAGCTGCATCCCAGCCGTCCGATTTATCCGTATCAATGATTTTAACTTCGGCGCAATGATCGGCTAACAGAGAGGCGATATAGGCCATTGCCTTAATCCCTGCATCATCAGCGTCGGGCCATAGGAGTATCTTGCGGCCATAGACAGATGTGAAATCAGCCTTAGATGCAGACTGAGATCCATTCGGCCAGGTCGTTGCTACATAGGCCGACGTGATTTTCATAGCAGCGTCTGCAGCCTTTTCCCCCTCGCAAATAAGAATAGGTTTGTCAGGATTTTTAAGAATTAAATCTAAGTTATATATAGGCCTTGGACTAGGCCATGCTCTTTGTACCCACCGGCCTGAGGTATCATAGCTGAAAGGCTTAAACTCCTTAGATCCATCGGGTAAATTGTACCTATAAATGTAGAATAGAGGATCACCTTGACCATCCCTGTAGCACCATGTATGACTCGGCCCAGATCCTAAATGGATTTGTTGTGGAGGGGCCGCGTTTGGTGGTGGTTTTATCAAAGCGGTCTTCTCTTTTTTAACGACCGGATAATTTAACTGCGGTCTAGGTTTATCACCAAGATATTTTTCCTTAAGTTCTCTGGCGGCCTGTCCGTTATTTAAGTTCTTACATTTTGCATAGTAAGAAATAATATCATGCCCTCTCTGGTTCGCATCAGCAAAGTCTGCCCACTTGCCAGAGGTTAAGTTAATTCTAAATGAGGTTCCTTTGCCGCCGAGGATACTTGCTGCAACGTACTCATTCCCCTTGATCTCGCCGCCTGGACATAGATCAAAGACAATAGAATTTATATGAGGACGCAGCTGTTCTGCGATCGCTTTAAAATCAAAGTTCTGATTTTGGTTTGTCATTTATCGTCTCTGCTCGTTGTTCATTTAAATCATCCAATGAATAAATAATCTTCCCGATGCCGCCAGCTTTTTGAACGGCATTGATAAACGCGATCTGCTCAGGGCTCGCTTTAAACCCTAGAGTCTTGCATTCGATAGCTGTAAAGACTGCGACCTTAGTACCGACCATGTCTGGAGTAATTGTTTTCGTCGTCCAGCCAATAAGATCGGAGCTCCCTTTACAAAGGCCAGCATGAAGAGGACGTGCGTTTTTTATAATGACATCTTGAGGTGTGATTCTCACTGAGGTTTCCATCGGAGGCTTAAAGAATTTATTTCCTACCCAGCCAAAACCAGTGTTTTGTCTAAAGATCCTGTTTCCTGTTTCAGTAAAGTAATACTGAACAAGGTTGATAAGTTCTTTTTCGCTCATAAAGAAGCCTCGTAATCACGAATGTTGCCAAGCAAATCTTCAGCAAATCTAATTTCTGATTCACTCACAGTGCCAGATATTACCGCCGTCAAAAAAGATCTCATTGAAGGAGGATAATTTTTCAAACCCCTTAAGCTTAAAGCTTTTACGATTAAAGGCTTTCGAAGATTTTCATAGGCGACCTGTCCTAAAGTATTATCGTCACCTTTATACCCGGCCAATCTAGCGGCTTCAGTTCCATTACCCTCATAAAAATTAACAAAGAGCTGTTGTTTTACAGTCAGCCCGATCTTATTTACAGACACACTAGCCCCCAACTAAAGAGATGTTATTTATTTAATTTCTTGCGCTGCCTTGATTGCATCACATGATGAGCCCATCTGTGAGGATGGCTGTAACCACGAGATATTCCGAGTGCGACAAGTTCATCTTTAGTTTTGGCCTTGGCCCTGTCTACATCTATTTTTGTTTTTCTGAACTGCGTCTTGTCGATTTCTTTTAATTCAGTCGCGTCAAATTCTGGCAAAGCATTTTGAGTTTGTTCCTTAATGAAGCTATGCCCACATTCTTTGCACGTCTTTGCAAGCGATGGCATCGCGGCAAAACAAACAGGGCATACCTTTACAGATCCAATATCATCTTTTGGTTTTTTCTTAACGCCATCAAGTGACCACTCCCTATGATCATCGGGTAGCCCATGCTTTTTAAACAATCCTACATGATCTAAGTAAATGATATGATCTTTACCTGGATGTGGACGAAGGCCTCGGCCCATCATTTGAATAGCAAGAGATGTTGACTGAGTAGGTCTTAGAAAAGTAATACACTCAATCGCAGGGATATCTAGACCAGTTGTTACAAGATCAACAGAAGTTAAAATCTTAAGTGATCCTGCTTCAAATCTTGCCAGGGATTCTTTTCGATCCGACCTATCTGTCTTTCCATCTATGTGCTCCGCATAAATACCTTCAGATATAAAAAAATCGCGAACAAATATTGAGTGCTCAACCGATGCACAGAAAACAAGATTCCTTTTTCCACTACATTTTGTTTTATATTCAGCAACAGCGTTGCCAGTGATTGATTTATCCATCATCTTTTCTTCAATATCTGACTTTACATAATCACCCATCCTAACTTTCAGGCTTGAAGAGTCGAATTCTCTTGGCGCAAAAGCCCTGTAGTCACAAAGAAATCCATTTTGAATTAACCATGAAACATCAGGACCATTAACCATATGAGTAGCGAACAGCCTAAATCCTTGCCCATCTAGCCGGCAGGGAGTAGCCGACATTATAATGTGATACGCGCTATGGAAGTACTCATAAACAGTGGCCCATGTTCGAGCTTGTATTGAATGTCCCTCATCCCAAAAAATTAAATCGGGCCGAGGTAATTCTGCAAATCGTCTATACAAAGTTTGAATAGAACATATCTGAATAAGGCAGTTTTTATCTTGAGCAAATCCTGCTGCAATAAATCCAAAAGATAAACCAATCTTATCTAAAGCCCTGGCTGTTTGAAGAACAAGCTCAACTCGATTACAAATAAACCAACATCTTGTTTTTTTTAATGAAGCAAGACGAATCATCTCTGCAGCAATGGCAGTTTTTCCAGACCCAGTGACGCTCTGAAGAATTATAGCGCGATGTCCTTCGCGCATTGATTGCTTAATCTCTTCAATTATTTTTATTTGATAATCTCTTAAGACCAAATTGATTTCTTCCAATCACAGGCTCAACGTTAATTATATCTTCAATTGTCCATCCATAGCGAAACCGTGATCTTGCCGCGTAGTATTTAATATTATGCTCTTCGCAAAAGTGAGATAAGGATCTGTACTCTTTCCCATTATAAAAAATCTTTTTGCATTTTCTAGTATTCTTTCCTTGATCTTCCATTAAAATAAATCTGCAATTTTCTGGGTAATAGTTTTTGTTTGAGTCAATCCTATCTATAGACAGACCCTTTCTATAACCGCTCAAAATTGCCCAGTTGTAAAAAGCTTCAAAACTTTCAAGCCATTCTTTACATACAGAAATGCCGCGATCACCATAGAACCTATAGTCCTTTGATCTTTTGTCGTAGCATCTGTATTTCATTTTATGAAGAACGTCGTAAAGTCTTGTAGAATCAGGACTGAAGTTTTTCTTCATGCTTAGCTTCATCGGTTTTCAATACAGTGAGAGTCGATGGGCGAACCTGCTTCATAATAAAATCATGAGCAAAGATAGATCATTGAACAAACTTATCGATGTCCTCACGCTTAATCGTAGTCTCTTGTGATGTCATTACATAATGGCCAGCTGCTAGATTTCTAAAGTCGTCTCGCTTAATTTCCATCATAAAGGTATCTCTCCGTTATCCGCACCTGGCGCATGGTTAAATGGTTTTTGTTTAATGTGTGGTAAGTCTTTGGCTCTTGCTTTAACTTCGTCATCATCGACGATGACCTCAGCTTCAGTCTCAACTTGATTGCCAATGAGTTTTTCTAACCTTGATGTAGGCTGAACAGTTTTTTCTTGAGGCACTTGTTCTTCTTGCTGCATCTCTGGAGTTAAATCATAAGTCTCATCGTCTGCTCTTAATGCGCCGTCAAGATCTGTGGAAACAGGGAGGCGTTTAATCAATCGTCTGAGTGCAGTTTTCTTATACATCTCATGCTTAAATGCTCCAGCCCATGGACCTTTGTCTTTAGATCTTGATACGTTTTTAACCGCATTGATCTCATCCATAGTTAGGACTTCAATATAGACTGCATTATCTTTTGTCTTGGCCAGTGCGTAACAGCCTATGACTTGGCCTCGATCAATGAACATGTTCGGCTCATGATTTAAATGCTCACCGTCTGAATCCACCCAGTACTTGAACTTGTCTTTTTCATAAATGATTTGAGACGTGATGGATGAGAGCTCGCCAGAGTTTCTCACAAGCTTAAGTAATCCGCTGAGCATAGGCATATACTGAACCTGTATAGTATCGTCCTTACGTTTAAACGTAACGAGTGCTGCCTCTTTACCGTCAAGCTGTAGGCCCTGGCTTGCGGCCTTCATGCATGCAGCAAAGAGAGAGTTTCGATCTGCTTGGACAATATCTGGCGTTTGTTGAATGGCAGTTAGAACTGTTCGGATAAACCTATCAGTTGAAACATGTGAAGGGAGGGCCATTTTAAATTGAGACTCGAGAGCTTTAATTGAATGCTTAAGCGATTCAATCGGCGTGATGTTAGACATTTTCAACTCCTAAATGTTAGACTTGTTGCTTAATAACTATTGCCCTAGGCCAAAGATGTAATCAACAAAAAACAATTCTTAATTTTTAATTATTTTATTTAAGATAATTTATGATTAAAAAAAATTCTAAGCACTGGGATTTTGATAAATCAGATCATCACTATTCTAGTCCTAAATATAAAGCTAGGCATCGAATTAATAAGACTCCAAAAAAACACAGTCTTAGATTTAAAAAACAAAAAAGAAACCTAGAATCAAATAAAATTAATTCTTAAATATTCCAGCTCCCGCTCCTGCTCCTGCTCCAGCTCCAGCTCCAGCTCCCGCTCCAGCTCCTGCTCCAGCTCCAGCTCCCGCTCCTGCTCCCGCTCCTGCTCCTGCTCCCGCTCCCGCTCCTGCTCCTGCTCCAGCTCCAGCTCCCGCTCCTGCTCCTGCTCCTGCTCCCGCTCCCGCTCCCGCTCCCGCTCCAGCTCCTGCTCCATGCTGCTTTAAGTATTGTTTGATTTTGCATTTTATTTTTGTTTTGTGATTGGTGATGGAATTTCTGTAACATCAAGCAAAGCACCTCTCGAAATTACTACGGGCCTTTTGTATGGCTCGGCTTCTTTATGCGCGCCAGTATCGACAAAATCCGCCCATCTTTCTGTTTCTGGAATCCATGCGGCTTCATCAACTAACAACTCAAGATTATTTATTGCTTTTAATCTTCCGGTATAAATCATTGTCACTGTTCTAAAAGCGTAAACTTTACTAATTTCTAGAAAAGATTCATTGCTTTCTTGTTGTGTTTTATCTTCACTAATTAACATTTTAATAAGATCAAATTTGTTCATTTGTTTTTCCTTTTGTTGTTTATTTAATTTTAATTTAAAATTTTTCTTAATTTTTCTCATCCTCCGCAAGTGCTTGTCTGGCTTTAATAATTGCAAGAGTTAATGCTGATGTGTCTTTGTGAGGAAATTGTAAATGAGCCTCAGCGTGACCAATCAAGTCTTTTAAAAGACTCTCAAGCTCCGCGACGATTGCGAGATGGTCTTCTTTCGGGATAACCTCAAGCCATTTTGTCATTTGCGAAACAGAATTAGTGCCTGGATTTACAGATTGAACAATTGTATATATCCATCTGTCTTCGCCTTTAACGGTTAAATCAATGTCGCCAAGTTCAGGTTTAAATCTGACAGGAACATCTCTTTGATTTCCTAGTGCTTTTACCCAAAAAGTCCTGACCTGCTTTTCAGTTTTCATTTTCAACCTCGAAACACTTCGTCACATAACATATTCCAAACAACCAATAACCCTCACAGTAATAACCTTGAGATATTCCAAAATCTTTCTTACCAAGCACTCTCCAAACCATTGCTTTCCACCATGGGAAATCGTCACCAGTGCGCATTCTGAATTCGTTTGGCTCAATGACTTTACCCACCCTCACTCCACTTTTTAACCTGCTTTTCAGTTTTCATTTAGAGCCTTTGAGAAAGTGTCGTGATATTGCCACAACTTTTTCAGGTTGTTTTTATCTTGCTCATCGAGCGTACCAAAGTTTTGAGATTCATAAATCCAAATCCCAAAAGATATTATTTTTAAACCAATTTTTGCTTTAAGTTTTTTCATCCCTCACTCCACTTTCTAAGCCGCTCGATGGCTTGATTGTTTTTAATCCAAATTCCTTCCCACTCAATGTAAGTTGGATACCCTCTTGTGACTTGTCGATGTGTTGTTTCCAATGCTTCCACACATTCCAGCAAAATAGGCAGCACTTCTTTCATGGCGGAATCGTAACCAGCTCTAAATTCATCAGAACACAACGAATGATAAAAACTTACTTGTTTAGTTGCGTAGTCATTAGCTAACTCATTTTTATTATTTTTTCTGTGCTCAATCTTTTCTTTTAGTGTGGCATTTGAAATCATAAAATTTCCCGAATAATTATTTTTTCCCAAACTTCAGCAGTTTGACCTGGGTCAATCGTACAAAAAGCATTCATGCCTTTATGATACCACACAGTCCACTCTCGAGGATCTTTTGGAGTTTGATATATTTCCCACTTTAATCTCATTTCAAAAACAGAAATATATGTTTCCATTTCTCTTTGATTTTCCAACACTCCATGTTTATTTAAAAAAACATATTCAAACTTGTCCCATCCATCGCATCTTACTTTATGGCCATCTAATAGCGCTTGCATTGCCTGTGTAAAAGTCATGTTATGCTCCAACAAAAAAGCGCCCCAAGAACAACGGCGGTGCGAAAGGATACCTTGTAATTCAAGAGGCGCTTAAATTTTAGTATTTACCTTTTGGTTTTGCTTTTGGCATTGGCTTTTTTGAGCCAGCTTTTTTTCCTGTTTTTTTCATAACCCCTCCTTTGGCTTTTTGAATGTTATCTTAAAGTTTCTGTAACCGTCACGCTTAACCATATACTCAGATGGTCCGACGAGCCCTGCACTTATGCTGTAGCTTAAGCCCTTAACTTTTTCCGCATCCCCAATGATAGTCAAAAGTTCAGCTTTAATGCCATCCTTTTGTGAATCAAGAATCCTAATTTGATCCGAAACTTTTTTGTATTCAATCGCAAGCTCATCCATTCTATCTGTAGGATCTAAGATTTTACCAGGCTCAGCATGAGCGTAAAGTTCTTTAATAAATTCAGCGTCTTTTTCAAAATTAACCTGTGGTTCAATGTTGTTCTCAATGTCATGCCAGAACTTCTCAGCCTTTTTAAAGATCGCATTCCCTATAGCTGGAGAGTAAGCCCTCTCGATAACAGTCAGGCTATTCCCTCCGACAAGAGCACAAAGATAGGTTTTGTTTTTACCAGACACTAGCATTTGATGCTGAACTTGAAGCTCAATGTGCGGAGGAGCTTCTAGGTTTATACCGTCATCAATCCAAGTCTTTGCGTATTGAATGCCGTCAACATTCTTAATTTCGACAAGAGCATCTTCTGATGGAATGTAATAATCAAACGATGCACCTATGTTTAAATCTTGAATTCTTGCATAATCTTTAAATGGCTCAATATCTGACCATCCTTTTTCTTCTGCCACGCCCCTAGCAATAGAATCCTCAAGCCTTGAGCCCCACTTCATTCTTTCGTTTTCTTCTATTAGATGAACTCTTTTTGATTTCTTTCTATGATACAATTCGAATTCTGTAAGATACGGGGATATTCCAAAAAGTGCGGCGATTTCTGTAGACGTTAAATCTTGAGACCTCATAGTCAGCCAATGGTCTCTTGACTCGGGCTTAATCCATTCGCGCTTAAGCATGCTCAACTCCTAAATGTGTTTTGTTGCGAGACGTTTTATGTATTATGTTGAGACATATTGCAAATAAAATTTCAGTTTTTGAATAAATGCCCGATAATTGTCTTATGAAAAAAATACTATTTATCAAATTAGCCGTTGTTTTATTAAGTGCGTGTCAACCCCCGTCAGGAGGTGGATCTTCTAGCGAAAGCGGAGTTTCACAGATTCCAATTGTTTCAAAGTCTTGTGAATCCACCTTGCAAAGAGCATGGGTCAATGAAGTAAATAATTTAGTTTATGAGTTTCATTCTAGTTGTATTGGATACATCCCTTCTTGCGATGCGCAGTTTGATTACAACATAGATGAAATTGACTACTCTGGAGGGACCATAAGCGTATCAGTAACTCATTCGGCAAATGTTACGGGATGCCCCTCAGTTGGAGAGCAGGCCGTTTGTACTTTTGACTATGAATCCGTTGCAGGACAAAGGAGCGGCATGTATGTCAAATGCGGAAATGGACCAGTTGTTTATTATAGAAATAGCCATGGAGTGCCTTAAAAAGGTTTAAGAAATCCGACCAAAACCATTGTCTTGGTTCCCTTTATGGGGCGCTCTGTTCGATAAGAACCGCCTCCATTTCTTTCAATCTCACCATTTGGCTTTAACCCTGAAGTTGTATTTCCTTCACAAAGAATCATCTGTCCTGGCTTATGTTCGAATTCTAAAACGCATCCTGTATGACCATTTGAACTCGGTGGATAATTCCAAATTGCAATTGCACCAGCAGCGGGAATCTTTTTTACTCTTTGTTTTTTAGAAGTCTTGTTCCAAACTGTCATACAATGTTCGCTTGCAAATATAGGTGAATCAATACCAGTCTTTACTTCAGCATAAGCAAGGCATGATTGAACATAAGACATACACCAAAATTCACCCTGCGCTCGGCCAATAGTTTCTTGAATAAGTTCAACTATAGGTCCATCATTGCGTCCTGATTTTTCGCGAACACCAACCAAAGACTCACAAGCCAAACGAAACAATGTTCGAGCATCTTTTGTTTTGATTGCCTCTTGAGCTAAACCATTTAATTTTAATTTTTCATCAATGTATTTAACAAGTTTAGATTCTATTGATCTCATTGTCTCGCTCCCTCATTGATCTTTTATTTATATTTAATTTTTGCCGATGAATAATCATGGCTTGCGGGATGTGAATTGTACAAGAAAAATTATTTGAGGATATATCATGATTAAGAGAAACAGTTATAACTTCAGCAGTTTCTCTAACAACAATTCCCACGGTTTCAATTGGATGATAATGAGATTCAATTTCGTCTATGTTCTTCCAAGCGTCCTCGGACACGGCATCTTTCCAAAGAATGTACTCTATGGCGTACTTCATTTTGAAAACCTTTTTCCATTAACGACACAAGAAACTTCATTGCCAGTTTGAAGTATTGGAATCTTTTGATGATAGAATAAACCAGATTCATGCTCAACATAAACTAAACCAAAACCAAGCTGCCATTGATGATGATGCTTAACATATCCAAAAACTTTGTCTTTTCTTTTGTCGCCAAGCCATCCCACAGAAAAACAAACGTGGTTCGTTCCATCAAGCCCTACAATATGCGACTCCTCAATTCGATGAATGTGACCATAAACAAGCGAGCAAAGGGCCTTTGACGCTGTCATTTTTGCCGAGCTCGCAAGAGGCTCATGCCTTGCCTTTAAATATGAATCAAGAATCTTGTGGCTTTGATTAGGGCCATAGGGAACAAAGGTCCAATTCGGACGGCCTGCTATTTTTAAAATGTGCTCTGTTGATGTAACGCCAAACAATTGAGGACAAACGCTTGAAATAAATCTTTCAAGTCTGAATTCGTGATTTCCTTCTAAAAAAATTTTCTTTGCATTCGGAACTGTTTTGTCAAACCAATCAAAGCACTCAATAACTTTTTCAACTTCCTCGGTCAAATTATGTAACATTTGAGGATGCTTCCCATGCCCATTAACCGCATAGAAATCAGCGAAATCACCAAGGAAAACAATTTCTTTAATATGTGATTTATGGTGTTTTATTACATCCTGAACAAGTGCAAATGCTTTTTTATGCTCATAGGGAACGTGTGTGTCTGGTATGATAACAGCTAATTCCACAACTCATGGTCACACATATTCACTTAAAGAAAAGCGTTGACTGAAAAATAGGACAAAGGTTTAGTTTCTAAAAGAGGTGTATGGTGGCTAAGGTCGAAATCATCATTGAGGATTTGCCAGGGGATAAAGTTAAGATAACATCTAATCCAAGTATGGAGACGATGATTAAGATGGAACTCTCGGGATCAAACGAACTTACCTCAGCGCATGGATACGCTTATGCATGCCTGAATGAAATTCGAAAACTTTCCAAATCCCAAGATCCAACAAATAAGTTACTCATCCCAAGATTAAAATGATGGTCGAGAGCCACATCTCAGAATGCGGCACTGTCATAATGATCGTCATTAAACAAGACGGCCAAGAAAACATCAATATAGAACTAGAGCAGGACGAATGTCGTAAGCTTATGCTTATGCTTGGAGACACTCTTATAAGAGCAGGGGTTATGCATGAGTTCCACACCGCCGCCAGACCAAAAGAAAAAAACTAATCCCGATAAATTTGGAAAACTTGTGGTTAAATTAAAACCAAGTCAGCCGCTATTTATAGGCGATGACATAGCCATCATGTATAATAAACACACTGACAATCAAATTAGCTTGCTCGTTATTGCCCCAAGAGATATCAAAATCAAACGATGAAAATAAATAATAAAGATAAAACCCATTGCCCCAAAGGTCATCCATACTCAGATGAAAATACTTATATTACAACAGAAGGTGGAAGGAAATGCAGGGCTTGTAAAAAAATAAAGTATCTTATCGACAAGCGTTTGCGTTCTCTATCGCATACTGTTTCACCGCTGCAAATAAAAACCCCATGAAGTTAATACTCGATCTTTTTATGAAATTAGTTGATCTACCCACAAATCCAAATGGATGCTGGATTTTTAAAAAACGTAAAGACAGATTTGGCTACAGCTCTGTTTCATTTTCTAATTCAAAACCAATGCTTGCTCACAGATTTTCATACGAGCTTTTTAATGGAGATCAGCCAGGGGATCTGTATGTTTGCCACAGATGTGACAATAGAGGCTGTGTAAATCCGGCGCATCTATTTCTTGGAACGCCTCAAGATAATATGGATGATATGTATAAAAAGAAAAGAGACTATTCTAGCAAAATTACTCATTGTAAAAATGGGCATCTTTACGATGAAAAAAATACATATACTAACAATCTAGGCCATAAGCGCTGCAGGACTTGCAATAGAGAAAGAGCTAGAAAGTTAAAAAGAAAATCACTTGCAAGTACAGTTGTTGATTAAATAATCTTTGGCTAAGGCAGTTTCTTTTTGAGATAAACAATAATACCCATCAGCTGTTTCAATAGGTACAATATCTGGCTGCCCTAAAGTAAAGTTTTTTTTGTCTATTACTGGATAAACACGCGCCTCGTTTAATTGAAAGTCTACCACAGTTGGATGAAAGTCAGGGGCATCGCTGCAAGAGAGCAGACTAGCGCTTGCTAATACCGTTAAACAAATCTTGTTCAAGTTTAATTTTTTCAGCACGCAATTTGTCCTTTTGTTCTTTTGTTAATCCGCCTTGCTTGTCAGATACTTCATCGTAGGCGAGAATAATTTTTTCGTATTTTTCAATTGTAGTGGCAATGTGCTCTTTAATTCGAGCCGCAGCTAGCTGTTCTTGTACTTCTTTAGAAGCAACAGACCATAAATACTCTAAGAGTTTTGGAATGATCGCAGCAATAAGACCAGCCAGCCACGCTTGCATATTAACCCACCTGAGCTTTTTCGATTTGCTCAATCAATGATTTTTTAAGCAATGGCAAAAGAACAGGAACCAATGCATCGTCAATTTTGTTTTCTGATTTTGCTACGACATCCATCAAAGCAGGCTCAGCAATCTCAGCGATAAGATCAACAATCATAGGCTTTGCGTGTTTAACAACAATCTCAAGTGATTTTTTTCCGATATCGTCCATGTTATTTTCCTTCCTTAGTAGTTTCAAGTTTTGTCTCGATCCTTGTTAGTCTGTCATTGATTTGAATTAATTGAATCCTAACTTCTTTATTTAACTCTTTTGATTCAGATTTAATTTCTGTAATCTGAGATGCAGAGGAGTTTGAAGTGTATGCAATAAATGATAGCCACATTATCCCTCCAATAACTGCAGGAACGCTTGCTATAACTGCCCATAAAGGAATAGTGGTCCTTTCGTTTAGGTTCATTATCTTGGTCCCGTAATTGAAACATAAGCATCAAAATCAGCATTTGGCCCATAAATTATGCACGATGTAGCACTTGAACATGAGCATGATGTTGATTGAACTGTTGCAGATTTTACAGTCACATTACAACTATATGGTGTTGCCGAAAAAACTCCAGATGAAATTGTAAGAGCGCATGATGTAGTTGATCTATTTCCAACAGAAAACAAAAAACCAGTTTGATTTGTAATTGATGACGAAGCATCGCAATTTATATCAGCGGCTTCAAATTTATAAGCTCCATTATAAGCGCTTGTCACCCCACCCACAAGCAGAGGAGCGTTCTGGTTCTCGATCCAGCCTTGGACTTGTACCCTTGCAAAAATATCAAATGTTTGAGTGTTTCCCCAATCCGTTCCTAACCTTTTTGTGACAGCCGCCGTGCCTGACGAACTATAACCTAAAGTTAAATAGGTTACGCTCGGCTCAATTAAAGTATACATAGCACCTGCCAAGCCAGTTGTCGCAGATCCCATGTTTCCAGCGATTTGGAGAGTAGCAATTGAACTAGATGAAGTAATCCCGGTTGGAAGAGAAACCCTAGCCTCAACCCCAGTATGTGAGCCAGTTGTAAACCTGCATTTTACAAACAAGTCTTGACCGTCTCTTTTGTGAAAACAAGTGGGACTTGTCACGGTCCCAAACCCAGTAAAAGTCGGAGTGTATGAAGTCCACGCATAATTCGACTGATCCATGCGAATAACATTTCCAACTATCCAACCTTGAATTGGAATTCTTGCAAAAAATGAATATGTATTTCCAGCGACTACAAGTGCATCCCCGTTTCTTTTTGTAAGACCCGAGGCTGTCGATGCTTGAACACCAAATGTTACATACCCAACTGATTGCTCAACTAATACATAAGTTGAAGATGCGTCCGCAGCAGTGCCAGTCATCACTCCAACAATCGAAAGAGAAGGCAATGTTGACATAGACAGCAGAGATCCTGGTAATGAAACTCGCGCCTCACTTGCCGCAGGCGAGCCTCCAATTGTGTAAGTACATCTAAGAAGTAAATCCTGACCTTCTCTTGCATGTTCACAATTTATAGAAGATTGCGAACCCATTGATGTAAAAATAGGTGTATATGAAGTCCACTGATAATTCGCGGAATCTGTTCCAATGTTCCTATTTAATCCAGCATAGAAATTATCAACCTTTATATTTGTCCCAGTCGTTGCATTCGAATCAATGACCAAATCATAAGGTCCATCAGTACTCGATCCGCAAGGAGCTTGAACTGTATATCTTTGAACTCTATTTTGTTGCTGAACCATGGCCGTAGAAGTTCCACTAACCTGAGCTCCGTTATTCTCAAGGTAAACATCATAATGAGGAACAGAGCTTGACGATGTAAAAACATCAACAGAGAATTCGCAGTTTCTACCATATAGCTCTCGATCAAATGCCTTTGCTCTAAGCTTAGCAAGACCCGAGGCTGATGTTGCAGTTAAACTCAAGGACTGAGTCCCTTGAAGTCTTTCAGTTGTAGTTAGTGCGCATGTAGCAAACGAAGTACAAGCTATTCCTGCAAGGTTTTTATCCATGTAAGGATTAACCGCATAGTTCCTAAAGCCTGAGTTATTCCCATCAATGTAATCAGCGCCTATCGTTCGAACCGTTTGAGCATGCGTAAACTCAGCGAAAAATAAAACTATAAACAATAAATATTTAAACATTAATCTCTCCTAGAAAATTCAGACCAAACTGTACCATTCCAGTATAAATCCAAAGTGTCGTTGTTATATGAATACCATGGACCATTAAGGCTTAAACCGTTACCATCCTCAAGCAAAATGTAATTGGCATCAGATGTTCCAACAAGGCGCATCTCTTGGCCGACGATAGTTCCATTTGTTATTTGAGGATTCGCTGAAACATCACTCTCTCCAGAGATAGATCCTACAACAAACACCATTTGTTTATTTGCAGTCGTTGACATGTGCGATGCGCCAGACGTAATGCCTGTTGCTGCGACTACAGATCTAGGCGATCCAGTTGATCCAAATAATGTTGAACTACCGCCGCCAGATCCACCGACAACTTGCCATCGTGTGGAGTTATTATCATAAGCCAAGATAATCGCAGAGCCTGCAAGCATCGTGAGATCTTGATTAGTCCCTGTCAGAATTCTATTTGCAGCCGTGCCGCCAGAGTTATTGATAATCGTAATGGTTGCGCCAGTATCATTTTTTAAAACGATGATCTGCCCATCTGCAGGTGAGGCTATATTGTTAATCGAAACAAGAGATGTATTTGTTAAATCAACGAATGATCTTGTCGGCGTAATGCTTTGATTTGATCCTGTTGTTGTAGAATCAACTTGCTGCTCTAGTCTTAAAAAAGACTGCATGATTAAAGATCCGGTCATTGTATCGCCAGCTTTTGCGACTCTTGCAGCAATGGCCGCATTTATTGTCGTAAGATCAGAGTCATCGAGCAGTAGAGATGTGTCAGCAATACCATGGATGTTTGTCGTATCAGCTTCATGGGCTGCAACGGAAACAACAGTAGGACCTGCATCAAGTCCATCGCCTGTTGGATTAACAATGATTGAAGCTCCAGGATTTCCAACTAAGCCAGCTGGTAAAACACCTGAAAACGTAGATGGATTAACCGTGACAGGTAATTTAAGAGAGCGATCAAGCTCATCTTGTTGTTGCTGATCTATCATCACAAGTTTATCAAACTGATCTTCATGAATCTCTGGAAAAAATGCGCCCTGATTTCTGATATCAGTTTCTTGAACAAGAGGGATCACTCGTCTGATAGTTAAAACGTAATCGACCTTTAAATCACCCTCAGCATCGATCCAGTCAAAAGCGCCATTTACAAGTGGGATAGTTCCACCATTTACTCCGCCAACTCCAGTCACTGAATAATGAGTTGTCTTAGTTAAAACAGTTTCAACGTCTGAGGTATCTCTGACAATGACTTCAATATCATCGTCGTCAAATATTCGAAACGTGTAGTTGTAGGTATCGACAGAACCATTCCCGACATAATCATTTCGATTATTTGCATTTGATAACGACATTTATAAACCTCGACTCATTTCAAAAAAAATTACTTATTTAGTCAAATCAATTTCCAGCCTTACCAGTTATTAAACCTCTGCTAAAATCTATAGGTCCAGTAGGCTCAGCCTTGCCAGACTCAACATCCATTAAATAACCTACAGGTCTACCCAAAGGTCCAGTTGGTAAGCCAGTCATGATACCGATCATTTGCAAAGAGTCTTTAATGGTTTTCTTTTTTAACTCACCGCGATCAACAGCATCTTTGTAAATTGCCGCCGGAACCCCTGCCCCTGCTTCAACAATGGATAGCACTGGAGATAAACTTAATCTGTCATCAGCGATATTCTTTGTGAACGCTTTATTGTAGGCTGCGACTCCTAGTTGTCCAACATACGGCACTGTTGCTGTTGCTGTTTTAAACTGCGAGCCAAAGAATACCTTCATCGCATCATCTAAGTATTCATTGTCATCGTCATCATCCCAACTGTTTCCCATTGCTCTGACAATAATCTCAGATAAAACTGCAGGCAGCATAAAGGCTGTAAGGTATAAATAAAACCCTCTCCCCATGCCTTTTCTTAATCCCACGTCTCTTTGAATTCTCTGAATCTCTGAACCATTTAAATTTGCCAACATGTTAAAATAAGAAACAAACTGCTTAAACATCATCTCAGTCGGAGTCCCTGTTTCAAACCTTGAAACATCCTCAGGATTTGTTGTCCCTTGAGTTGTTCTGACTGCAGAGTCTGCCATCCTGACAGCTTCAAGATCAGTCATCTTTTGCTCAATAGCTTGATCATAAGCCCCTCGCCAAACAATAGCATTAACCATGTTTTGCGCATGCATCTGTAAAAAATAAGCGTGCCTTGATGAGAACTCTTTAGCCTTTTCAAAGGTTGTAGGATTAACAAGGATCTCTTTAACTTGCTGATGTATTTCAAAGATGTTTGATCCTTGAGTTGATTTCATCCAGTCAGATTTTTCCATGATCGCTTCGATCATAGCCTTATTATTAACAGTGTACTCAGCCATAGCGTTTCGAATGTACTTCGGCTGAACCTTAGACATAGCAACAACTAGACCTGTCACTTGCTGCAGAGTATTGGTCACATTACCCATCATGATCTGCATGGCCACGTTTCGCCGCAATACCCTTGCAGCTGCGTCCGTTGCCTTACCTAAGCCTGTAGCTGATGGAAGTATCGTCTGTTGCTGAGCAGCCCTTTGAAGCCATGGCACGAGCATTTCAGATGCAATCTGGGTATCGATCTTTGAAACAGATTGTCTAAAGCCTGGATCAAGAGCAATCCTTGAGACCTCTTTAACCCTTGGCTCGATGTAAGTAAATCTCAATACACCATCGATATGCCCACCTAATAGATTCATATCGAGAGATAATGGAACAGTGTAGCTTTCCACACGAGATTTTGTGAACCCTTTGCCAGTCGTAGGAAACTGAAACGAGTTATTGTTATTCTCAAACTGCTCTCTCTCTTGCCTGACCTTTGCGTCCTCATTAGTATAAGGATCTGCTTTTGCTGGGACATAGCCGCCTCGAAACTTAACTGGACCTTCGCCGAAATCAACCTCAAGCTCTTTGGCCGTGATCTCGTTAAAGTAATACCCAAACATTTCCTTATGAGCCTTTTGAGATTCAGGCTTTAAAGACTCCAAAAGATCCCAAACATTTTGCGCGAACTGGAAATCAGCCTTAGTTAAAACCTTTTGCTGAACCATTCTCTTAATGAATCGATCCCAGTTCTCGGTGTTTAAAGTTCCATCTGCGTTTTGTTCGCCCCATTTGCGACCTAATAGTAATTTCCTAAGATTAGATTCATTGCCTGAGTGGAGAACTGCCATCATGAGCTCAGCTTTATTTTGAAAATTAAACTCCAAATCATCAGCAACAATTTTATCGTTTGTTAAATTTGATCTGTATCCATCAAGCAAGTCTTTGTACTTTTTAAGAACTTCATTTTTCTGAAGGCGATACTTTGCCGTCGCATCTGAAACAGGCTGCCAAATATACTTATGGAAAGGACCATTGTCTTGAACGTCCATAGCTTTTGCCCATGACTCAACTCTTGTCAGAGACGCACGAGCTCCAAGTAAGATCATTTTAATCTTACCCATCTTGGTAACGGTTTCTTCATACTGAGTTTTCACATCTGGAGTAATGGCATCGACCTGAGTTAAGAGCTCTTCTTTAACTTTATCAAGGCTCATCTTTTTGCCATCGATTTGAATCTCTCTGCGAGATTTTGCAAGATCATAAAGAGCGTCTACAGAATCTCTCATCTCAACAAACACATCATAGGTCACGTTCTCATAGTTTCCTTTTTGCGCCGTCGCTGAATCATACAAAGCTTTAACCATAGAGTAGGTTTCAGGATCATATTGCTTCATAGATTTTAAATACTCTTCAGCTGTCTTATCAGCCCTGACAATTCCAAACTCTGCAAGGATCGCTTTTGCCGCATTGACTAGATCAACGTCTCGGCTCTTAGCTATGTCCTCATCTTTTCGAAACATTTTTTTAAATTTATCGAGGGATTTTTTAACATCCTCTTTTGCATCCATCGCTTGAAGATAGAGCTCAAAGTTCAAGTATTCTTTTCTCTTTGCTTCAAATGCTTTTTCAAACTCGCCTTGCTTATAAAATTTCGCAGCTTGAATAGAGAATTTCTTTTCGCTGTTTCTATAAATATGGGGCTTGATATCTCGAACGTTTGTTGCTGCAATTAATTTAACCGCTTGTTCTTTCACCGCTTTATCACTTGGCATTCGGCGAATTAGCTTTGACGCTACCGTCTTAAGAACTTGCGGATCATTCGTCGCCAGGTGCTTAAGCTCCATCCTTTTCAGCTTTCTATAATTCTCATTATGGAGAGCTCTCATCGCCTCTTCAGATAACTCTGGAGATTCTAATAATTCAGGATAGGTTTTCTTGATCTCTTCAGCTGCCCTGCCCTCGACATAAGAATCAATTCCTTTTGCATAAGGGGCCATTGCAGATAGCATCTCTTGACCATTAGCGTATCCAAACATCGTCGCTACAACATCAGGATGAACACCCTCACCTTTAACAGATGATCCTCTTGGAATGGTTTTCTTAAACTCAGAAAACTGTTGATCGATAATTTCTTTTGATAATTTTAACTCACCCTTAATCGCAGCCATTGCTTTAAACTCTGGCATGGCCTGAGCTTTTTCTATCTCAGCTGCATAGATCTCATCGTACTTATTCTTGTAAGCCTGATCCTTGGTCCTGATTAAATCTTTCATGACCTTGGCTCTGAGCTCATCCTTAGCATCCATATTGGCAAATGCTGCAGCTGTCAGGTAGTCAAAAGTTTCTTGCTCAGATAAACCTGCTCGTCTTGGATCACCTTGAAAAATAGAGGCTACTCCAAGATTAGATTTGGCAAGATTGATCTCCTCTTCAGTCGCAAGCATTCGATCAAAGACTCCCCTGATCTCATCTGTCATTTCAACATTAAGTCCTGAGGCCTGTCTGTAAACAGAGATCAGCCAGTTTTTAAATGTATGAAACACTTTCTTTAAAGCTTCAGACGGTGATTTACCTTCCATCATGTACGCTTCAAATGATCTTGCAAAAATCTCATGCTGATCAGTGCCTACTTCAGATCTGGATTTAACTCCGACATGAGCAAGCATCTTTTGGTAATCATCTTTAATAGACTGAGGCGCATTCTTAGCTTCAGCAAAATCGCCATACACTTCAAAAAAGAAATGGGCAGACTCGTGAAGGAATGTTGACTCATCTCTTGTTTTAAAAAGATCAATATTAAATTGTCTGTTGTTCCCGAATCTGATTTGACCTCGGATGTCTTGTCTTAAATTTTTACCATCTCTAGATTTACGAAAAGCGTTCCCAGCGTCAGTCTGCTCTTTTCCTGCAGTAATTTGTTTTCCCTCTAAAGACTCTACATAATCATATACAGCTGTGCCAATACCCACACGTTGAGCATTCTTGTTTAGGGTAATACCAATTGGTTCAATTTCACTTTCTTTAACTTGATAAACCATGCTTCCAACAAGCTTTCCAGAAGCATTTTTAATTGCGACTCTTTTTTTACCTTCAGCTATTGAGTCTTCGGTCAATGTATTATCTATAAATATTTTATATTGCTCACCATTCTTTGCTGTAAAATCAATTCCAGCTTCACTTACTTTCTTCTGATACAATTCCTTAGCGCCGCCAACAGCCTTTTGCATATACATCTGGTCACGTCTTTTGACAGCTCGGTAGCCATGAAACCTAAGCATCTCTATTGCCTGCTCTGCATTTGCTCCAAATGATCTTGTGTTAAAAACAACAAGAGGTGATCCGTTATCAACAGCCATCTTCTCAGCTGTTTCAAGTAAGGCCGCAGTGTTCGAAGTAAGCTCTGGATCATAATTAAACTGATTTACATCAAC